TACCGTAAAGCAGGGCCGCTTGATTTTCCGCTGGTTAGGCGGTTGCATTTTATGGTAAGGCGGTTATAAGGAGCTGTAGGAGGTGCAAAATGCCAAGAATGCCAACTGACGTTATGATACCTATCCGCGAAATCAATGAGACGTTTTCTTATAACAAGAACTCTGGGGACGTTTTTTACAAAGACTCAAAGCGTCATGGTGATTTAGCTGGGTCAGTTTCTAAAAAAACTGGGTACAGGACAATATCATTCAAGGGCAGAACGCTTCAAGCGCACAGGTTGGCCTTTGCGCTCTACTATCAAAGATGGCCTGACAATTTTATTGATCACATAAACGGAGACAGAGACGATAATCGTATTGATAACCTGCAGGACGTTTCGCACCGGGAAAACGCCCTGAGAGCATTATCAAGGCGACCTAAAAGAAAAACTGAAGATGGTCGGACATTGGAATTTGGTGTGTTTAGGCACGCTCCGGGGTACAATGTCGTAAAGACGAGCAATGGACACGATATATATTGCGGATACTTTAAGGACTTAGATTCAGCAAATGAAAAGGCCAAGCAAATGGACGAAATGCTTGGCCTTAAAAGGTAAGAAGTAGCAGGATCAGTGCTGGGTCATTTGTAGCGCATTGTGGTGATGCCGACAAGACCCGGCCCGAAAACAGAAGGGCAAAATGAGCAAAACCCCATTCATGCCGCTTTGGGTTTCCGACTTTCTCGGAGACACCTTAGACCTAGATGCAGCCGAGGTCGGCGCGTACATGCTCCTTCTTATGGCGCAGTGGAATCGCGGCGGAAACAGCCTGCCCGACGATTACAAAAAGCTACAGCGCATCGCCCGTTGCGGCAGGAATTGGCCGCGCATATGGGAGCAGATTGAGCACTATTTTGACCGTGACGAAGATGGCGTTTACAGCAAAAGATTGCGTTTGGAAGCACAAAATGTTGCAGCGAAACGAGCAGTTAACGCGCAAAATGGCGCGCGCGGTGGTTCTGCTAAGTCATTGAAATCTAAAGAACAGCAGCAAGCGAACGCTACAAATTCGCTACAGCGAAACTCTAGCATACCAGAACCAGAACCATATAGTATTAAGGATACTAACGTATCCTTGTCGGTTTCCACCGACGCAACGCGCCATGCAAACGAGGTTTCACAAGCTGTTTCGAGATACAACGAAGCGGCTACCAAGGCGGGATGGCCGCAGGTTCAGAAGCTAACCCCAAACCGTTCTAAGCAACTTCGTTTGCGCCTAAAGGATTGCGGCGGCTTGAATGGGTGGGAGGACGCATTGCGCCGCGCGTTCGCCAGTGACTTTTGCAGGGGGCGCACATCGAAGCCGTGGACGGGTTTCGGTTTTGACTGGCTGGTAAAGGCCGGTAACTTCACAAAGCTCATGGAGGGCAATTATGACAACCGCACTGACAACGGCGCGACATCCAACAGACCCGAAAACCGGCCTGACCCTGCCCTTGAGCAAATCGCTCGCCTCGCCAGACTTAGATAAGCATCGGGCAATGGTCGCGGTTGAATTGGAAGTCATGGCGAAAAAGATGGATCGTTTCGGATGGGATCGGGACCGTGGCAGCATGGCGCATGATCGGCTTATTGCGGATTGGATGGACACGCTTCAGGATTACCCACTGACTGAGGTGCGGGCCGCGTGTCGCGCATGGGTGCAGGACAACCCGCGTCGGATGCCGAACGAGGGCGACATTCGCGGCAAGGTAATGGCGGCACGGGCCAAGCACGTCGCAGCGCTTCCTAAGCTGCAACCAGAGCCGCAACGCGAACGAGCAACGCCGGAACAAGCGGCGGCTATTCTGGCCGAAGCTGGGTTTAAACCGAAGACCTTTGGGGGCAACGCATGAGCCAATTTTCTCACTGGACAGAACAAGAAATCATCGACCGCTTCGTAAGCGGCTTTGACCTCGGCAAGCTGGCACGAATGACTGGCAGGCCGATCCCTGAAATCAAACGCATCATCACAAGGAGTGACACATGAGCAACCAAGCGAACGCAGACGAGCTGCGGGCCATCATTGAACGCATTGAACGCCTCGAAGCGGAAAAGCAGGACGCCGTTGACGGTCAGAAAGAAGTTTACGCTGAAGCCAAAGGCAACGGATATGATACCAAGATCATCCGCAAGGTTGTCGCTCGGCGCAAACGCGACAGGGCAGACCTGGCCGAAGAAGCGGCTGTTCTTGAACTTTACGAAGCCGCGCTAGAGGGGGGCGAGTGATGCAGGTACTGATTATCGCGGGAAATGTCGGCAAGGACGCAGAATTGCGCCGCACCAATGCGGGCGATGCTGTTCTGGGCTTTTCACTGGCAGTGGACAACGGCAAGGACAAAAGCGGAAACAAGCGCGATAGCACTTGGTATGATTGCAGCATTTGGGGTAAGCGGGCCGAGAGTTTGCAAAACTATATCACCAAAGGCACCAAGCTAACCTTGACCGGACGACCGACAGCGCGGGAACACAACGGCAAGGCTTATCTGGGCTTATCCGTCAACGACCTGACATTTATGGGCGGATCATCTGGCGGTGCAGATCGTGGCGGAGACTACGGCGGCGGATCAGGCGGAGGTGACTACCAAGCTCCGCCCGCGCGCAATCTTGACGACGAGATACCGTTCTAAGAGTTTGCAAGTTTGCAGGTCAGTTTGCAGTTTTGCAGATTGCACGCTGAACGGCAAATGTTAGCATACGAACACACGGCCTAGATCGACGGATCGAACACCGGAACCTCCCCCGGCTGGCCGTGTGCTTTTTCAGGGAGCCGCCAAGGAGGGCGAAAACATGAGCTTACCCTATCTCGCAACCCAACGCCTCAACGCGCAACCGCTGGCCAAGCACATTGACACGCAGGAACCTGCGCAACCCGTCTACACTTGCCTTGACGAACTTATCGACGCGATGAAGGCCGACGCGCAGGAAATCAAACGCCGCACTGCATCGCTCAATATGCGCGACACAACGCAAGCCGAAGTACCCGAAGAGGCTATCTTGGAGTTTATCGAGGCAAACGCAGGATGCACGGTCAAAGACATCGCAAAGGCGGTCTACCGCGCCAGTTCAAATATCAGGACGAGATTGACCAGCATGGAGACGCGAGGCCAGTGCAAGGTGCAGATGGTCAAAATCGGCAGGACATGGATTCGCACGTTTTATCCCGTTAGCAACCCGCCAAAAACCAAGAACGGCAGGCCGTACAAATCAAGATCCTCACCAGTGCGGGACAAGGTGATGGCCTTTATCAAGGCAAACCCCGGCTGCACATCCCGCGATCTTGCCGCGCACATGGGATGCACTGTCAAAGCCGCATCGGCGCATGTCTCCGAGGTTCGCAAAGTCGGCAAGGTCAGGACAGAACGCGCGGCTGGCCGAGGAAATCACATCCCAGCAAAGTACTGGATCGTCGAATGAGCAGGACAACCCGCATCATCCGCAGCTCTATTCCTGGCGAAAGCAGCGGAAATTACGGATACGTCGCGCTGGTCACAATGCCGCTAGCACCGTGGGAACAGCCGACAACAAAGGACGAGGCATGGAAGCAAGCCCGCGAGTTGGGCGCATATGTCAGGACGCATCACAACGATCCGAAGAAGGTTAAGACATGATGACCGACACGCAAGCGCAGATCGTATCGGCTATGCGCCGAGCCAACCGAGCCTTAACCCAAGGCGACATTGCAAAGGCCACGGGCCTTGACGCAGGCGAGGTTCTGAAAGACGTGCTGGCCCTTGGGGCTGCGGGATACATCCGCAAGGCAGGCAGCTTCTACGCGCTTGTCAGGGCGCGTAGGTAATGGCTAGGCCAGCGGGCGGTGCCGAGGTGGTCGCAAATGTCATGGTTCTCATGGTTGCCTCAAACACCCGCAGCGCCGAGCAGGGTTTCAAGGCGACCTCTTCCTGCCCATGAGTCGGCGCATTTTTTTTGAAATTAGTGCTTTACATATAGGACAGAATGTCCTAAATATAACGCATAGGGCAATGAAGCCCGCCAACCTTGGAGGTCCACATGGACAACATCGCTACCTTCGCCGCTCAAATCATCGCAGACCGTAAAAACGGTGACGTTGACGTTCAGGAAATCGTCTTTGGTAAAGTCGCAATCGCAGACCTTCCGAAGCTGGCCGAAATGCTTGAAGGACACGGCAGCAGCAACGAGATGAACACTGCTGACTACGCGCTGGCGGCAATCAATAAGGCGCTCGGGGCATAAGCCCCGACCATCACGGGCAATGACGCCCACAACGGCATAGGAGGCCACAGAATGAATACAGAATGGACAAAGCGGCAGGTCATCACGATGGTGCAGACCTACCCGCACCTGACGGCTATGGAGATTGCCCGGCGTTCTGGCTGGACCGTTTGGCAAGCTGAGGATTTGCTAAAGGAGCTGGAAGCGTGACTCCTGACCAATTCAAAGCAGCCCGCAAAGCCCTCAGCTTCAGTCAGCGTCAGTTGGCTGGGGTTTGGTCTATGGGCAAGAACGGTGAGCGCACAATCCGGCGCTGGGAGCAGGGCGACACGCCAGTGAACCCGGTCGCGGCGTACTGTATTCAGATGATGCTTCGTGATAAGGTGAAAACATGAGCAAACCCAAAATAGAATGGCCTGCCGACAACGTAGAGCGCCGCAAGGTCGCTGACCTCGTTCCCTACGCGCGCAACAGCCGAACCCACAGCGATGAGCAGGTAGCGCAGATCGCCGCCAGCATTCGCGAATGGGGCTGGACTATGCCGGTCCTGGTTGACGAAACAGGCGGCATCATCGCAGGGCATGGTCGTATCATGGCCGCACAGCGCCTCGGCATCGAGGACGTGCCGACAATGACCGCAACCGGGTGGAGCGAAGCCAAGCGCCGCGCCTATGTGATTGCGGACAACAAGCTGGCGATCAACAGCGCGTGGGACATGGACTTGCTCAAGATCGAAATGCAAGAGATTGACGGGCTGGGCTTTAATCTGGAACTGACCGGCTTCGACGTTGCCGAAATGACGGCGCTTTTTGATGACGAGCCAAGCAACGAAGATTTGCCAGAGCAAAAAGATTTGCAGGCTACGTTTGAAGTGGCGGTTGAGTGTAAAGACGAGACTGAACAAGAAACAGTTTTTAATCTTTTGACGCAAAAGGGCTACACATGCCGAATTTTGACCATGTAGTTGAAGCGGACTATACGCCGTCTTTCCGCACTGAAAAGGTTGTGGGCATGTTCGATGTTCCGGCAGTTAAAAAGCTGCGCAAAGAGTGGCGCATCAACATGCCGATAGAAAACAAGGCTTGGCAAGTTGGATTGATCGTTGGCGCATCAGGAGCAGGCAAAACAACCATAGCCAAGCGCGCTTTTGGCGATGACGCATATCATCAAGGCTATGAGTGGAAAGCGTCTTCATTGCTGGATGACTTCCATGACAACCTTTCTGCATCCGACATCACAAATGCATTGTCGCATGTTGGCTTTTCGTCGCCGCCCGCTTGGTTGCTCCCATATGGCGCTCTTTCCAATGGTCAGAAGTTTCGCTGCGAACTCGCAAGATGTTTGACAGATGATCGAGGCTTGATTGTTTTTGACGAGTTCACGTCAGTGGTTGATCGCAACGTGGCAAAGGTTGGCAGTCATGCGGTTCAAAAGTCTATACGCAAGACTTCAAAGCAGTTTGTGGCCGTGACGTGTCACTATGATGTTGAAGGATGGCTGCAACCTGATTGGGTCTATGACGTGTCTGCCGCATCTTTCAAATGGAGGTCGGAAAGGCGACCAAGCGCAAAAATCCAGATATTTCGGTGTCATCACTCTGCTTGGCGACTGTTTGCAGGAAATCACTATCTGAGCGCAGATTTGAACAAAGCAGCAACTTGCTTCATACTGTTGCTTGATGAAGAGCCAGCAGCATTCACGGCAATTTTGCCATTTCCTCATCCAAAGGTCAAAAACGTGTGGAAAGAACACAGAACGGTAACGCTGCCAGACTATCAAGGTTTTGGCTTGGGAAACCGCTTGTCTGAGTTTGTTGGGGAATGGCTACATCAGCGAGGCAAAAAGTTCCGCTCTGTCACATCTCATCCAGCGATGATCGGTCATCGTCATCGTTCTTTGTCTTGGATTATGGATCGAGCGCCGAGTAGGCTTCAATCTCCCGGATCAAAAGCAAAAACACAAAACAACAACAACACGTCTATATCACGTTTGACCGCATCTTTTCTTTACATACCAGAATACAAGCGGAGGCCGCATAATGGGACGCAAAGCGAAAACCCTAGACGACGAACAGCGCGCACAAGTTGAGGCGCTGGCGGCCTATCTGTCACAAGATCAGATCGCGGATTATTTCGGCATCACGCGCCCAACATTCGCCGCAATGATCGACCGAGATGAAGATATATCTTTGCGCTATAAAAGGGGCAAGGCAAAGGCCATTGGCTCAGTCGCACAAGGCTTGCTGCAAAAGGCTAGGGGTGGAGACACAGCGAGCGCAATCTTCTACCTCAAGACGCAAGCCGGATGGCGCGAGACAAGCCACGTCGATCACACCAGCAGCGACCTAAGCATGAAACCACAGGTGATTGAGATTGTCGCAGCCACGAGCGAAGATAAAACTTCCGAATAAGCTAGTCCCGGTCATGTCACCGCCACGCGGCTCGGCACGGTATCGGGCGCTATGGGGCGGGCGAGGATCGGGTAAGTCGTTCGGGGCCGCGCTGATGGCGTCAATCTGGGGATACGCCGAGCCGTTGCGCATCCTGTGCACGCGCGAATTTCAGGCCAGCATCAAAGAGAGCTTTCACGCCGAACTCAAGGCCGCCATTGCATCGCAGCCGTGGCTCGACAATCACTACGATGTGGGCGTTGATTACATCCGGGGCGCGAATGGAACCGAGTTTATCTTTCGCGGCCTTCGTCGGAATGAGCAGTCAATCAAGTCGCTTGCCAAGATCGACCTGACCATCGTGGAAGAGGCCGAGGACGTTCCCGAACCGTCATGGCTTGCCCTTGAGGCCACCGTGTTTCGCCAGCCCAAGGCCGAACTTTGGGCGATCTGGAACCCGCGCGAAGAGGGCAGCCCGGTAGACAAGCGGTTTCGCGTCAATCCCCCGTCCGACATGCTGGCAGCCGAAGTGCAGTGGAAGGACAACCCGTTCTTTCCAGAAGGTCTGGACGTGCTGAGGCGGCGCGAACAGCAGCGCCTTGATCCGGCAACATACGCATGGATATGGGAAGGCGCGTATCGCCAGAACAGCGATGCGCAGGTGTTTGGCGGCAAGATTGAAGTGCGCGAGTTTGAACCCAACCCGCAAGCGACAGCATGGCGCGGGCCATTCTACGGAGGTGACTTTGGTTTTTCACAAGACCCAACGGCAGCGGTGGAAGTCTGGATCAACGATCAGGACGTTTACATCCGGCGCGAAGCATACCGGCAGGGCTTGGAACTCGACGACACCGCGTCGTTTGTTATGGGCCAGATACCGGGCTTTGAACGCGAGGTAAGCCGATGGGACAACAGCCGCCCGGAAAGTATCAGCCACCTACAGCGGCACGGTTTGCCGCGCGCGCAATCGGTCAAGAAGTGGGCCGGATCGGTGGAGGATGGCATCGCGTTCCTGCGCTCGTTCCGTAGCATAGTAATTCACGCAGATTGTGCTAATATGCAGCGCGAAAGCCGCCTCTATAGCTACAAGGTCAACGACAATGGCGATGTCACGTCAAAGGTTATCGACGCACACAACCACGGCTGGGACGCCGTGCGCTATGCGTTGGAACCGATGATAGGCGGCGGCTCAGATCAGATATTCGGAGTGCTCTAATGGCTGTATGGCCTTTTAAAAAACAGACAGAAGCCAAAGCACATCCGGCGGGATCGGCGCTTATGGTCAACGGCGGGCCAGCATGGGCGCGCAAAGACAAGTCGCAAAGCTACATCACGGAAGGCTATCAGCTTAACGTGATCGTCTATCGCGCGGTGAACGAGATCGTGAGGGCGGCGGCATCTATTCAGATCGAACTCTACAATGGCGATGAGGCGGTGGGGCAGCACCCGGTCCTAGACCTGCTGGCGAACCCGCACCCCGGCGCGACTTATCAATCATGGCTGACCGAGATGCTGGTGAACCGGATGCTGATGGGCGAGATGGCCGCAAGCGCAGACAATCCACGCCAGCCTGCCGAGATATGGCCGCTCTTGCCGCTCAATATCGGCATCGTTCCGGGACCGTCCGGCATCCCGCGCCAATACATCTACAGCATCAACAACCGCAAGACGACGTTCGACGTTGACCAGATCACGGGCCAGTCTGACATGCTGTTTGTGAAGACCTACAACCCCGGCGACTATTGGCGCGGGCAATCGCCGCTCATGGCCGCTGCAATCGCAGGCGACACCCATAACGCCGGAATGCGGTGGAACTACAGCCTGTTGAAGAACAGCGCACGTCCGTCCGGCTTGATCCGGTTCAAGGGCGGCTATCCGTCCGGCGAGATGGTTGCGCGGATGCGTGAGTATTTCAAAGCCAAGATGCAGGGCGCAGAGAACGCAGGCGAAATCCCCATGCTGGCCGATGACGCTGAATGGCAGGCGTTGTCACAGACGGCGCGGGACATGGACTTCTCAAACACCATGCGCGAGACGGCGAAGTACGTCGCGGCGGCGCTGGGCGTTCCCTTGCCGCTGATCGACAACGACGCCAGCACGTTCAACAATCTCGAGCAGGCGAAAGAACGCCTCTACACCGACACCGTTATTCCGATCATGCGCGAGGTACTGGCGGCGCTGAATAACTGGCTCTTGCCGCGCTATGGCGACCGGCTGGAACTGCGCCTCGATCTGGACACGATCCCGGCGCTTGAGGCACTACGCGAACGGATGTTCCAACGCGCCGTGACAGCATACCGAGAGGGCGTCCTGACGCTACAGGAGGCGCGGACGCTCATGGGCTACGAGCCTGAAGCCGAGGGCGAGTTTAAGCCAACACCTGGCAGCGGCATGTTCGACCTACCGGCGGACGACATCAAGGCGCTGGCCTATGGTCTGGATCATGGCTAACCCGGCATTCATCCGACACAGCCCGGAACGTGAGGCGGCAATACAGCGCCGACTTCTCGACGTGGCCGAGGGCCGCTTTCGCCGCAAGATTGCCAAGGTGATCCGGGAGGAAAGCGAACAGCTTGTCGCCAAGTACCGCGAGTTGGGCTATGTGCCAGCGCCAACGGATGACGACTTTCGCGCGTTCCGTGATGTGTATTTCGACATCGGGCAGGTCACGGCACGAGCTTTCGGTTCGCGGATCGTCACGCAAGGCAAAGCGGCTGGCCTGATATTGGAAACCAAGATCAGCTTTACCGACCTGTTCCTATCGCTGGCAACGCAGTGGGTGAACCTTGAGGCGATCCGGCGGCGTATCACCAGCGTGACCGAGACGACGCGAGAGCGGATCGTGCGACAGGTCGCGGCGGGGCAGGACGAAGGCTTAGGCGTTGAGGCTATCGCCAAGCGGATCAACAAAGCCGTGCCGAGAATCAGCCGCACGCGGGGCGCGTTGATTGCGAGGACCGAGACGCACGGCGCTGCAAACTATGCCATGCACGAAACCGCCAAGACAACGGGCCTTGATCTAATCAAGGAATGGGTGAGCGTTGAGGATGCTAGGACGCGCAGTTTTGGCGATGACGACGAATACAACCATGTCACCATGAACGGCCAGCAGCGCGAGATGGACGAGCCGTTTGCCATGCCGTGGATCAAAGGGCCGGACTTGGCGATCATGTATCCGGGCGAGGCGGGCAAGCCGGGGGCGGCGACTATAGCTTGTAGATGCTCGGTAATCCACCGCGTTAAGGGGTTTTAAGCGAGACTTTGCAAGTTTGCAGTTTCGTGTTATAGATTTTGCAAAGGCCGTCGTGAGACGTCCGAAGCCCTTAGATGGAGCACTACATGCTGCGACAGTACGCGCGCAAGGACGGCGGCGAGCCGCTTGAAACCAAATTCGCCAGCCTTGAAATCAAGGCGGAGGGCGAAGATGACGACTATCTGACCATCAGCGGTTACGGGTCGGTCTTTGGAAACAAGGACAGCGGCGGCGACGTTGTTATGCCCGGCGCGTTCAAGGAGTGCATTGCCAGCGGTCGCAAGCCCAAGATGCTGTTTCAACACGACCCGTCGCAGCCCATCGGCGCGTGGGACGAGATGTCCGAGGATGAAAACGGCCTGCGCATGAAAGGCCGTATCTCCAAGCGCGGCAGGGCTGGCGAGATCGCCGACCTCATCAAGATGGGCGGGATCGAGGGGCTGAGCATCGGCTACCGCACCCAAGAATACGAAATGGACATGGACGAAGGCGTCCGCAAGCTGACCAAGTTGGACCTCTGGGAAACGTCCGTTGTCACTTTCCCCATGAATGAAATGGCGGGCATCTACGCGATGAAGGCCGAGGATATTACGCAGCGCCAAATTGAGCGCGCGTTTAAGGATATGGGCTACTCGAACCGCGTGGCGAAGGCCATGGCGGGTGGCGCATGGAAGGGCCGGGATGAAGTGCTACGGGACGTAGCCGCACCCAGTCCTGAGATGGATCAACGGGACGTTGACGAACTCAAAGCACTTTTGACCGAAACACTGCAAAGCATAGGAGGACGCAATGTCTGATTTTGCAGAAATCAAAGGGCTTGTTGAGAAGATCAACCCGACCCTGACAGAACTTCGTTCCGAGGTTGATGCTCTCAAGGCATCCGCACCGAAGGACGTTGTGACCGAAGAAAAGCACGCCAAGATGGCCGAGGCCGTCACCGCTCAGATGGAAGCGTTGCAGGCCAAGCAGGCCAAGCTGGAAGCGGCGATGAACCGCCCCGGCGCTGGCGAAGCCAAGGGCATGGACGCGGAACTTGAGCAAAAGCACCGCGATGCGTTCAAGCAGTATATGGCAAACGGCACCCTGCCCGAAGGCTTCAAGGCCGGATCGGAAGGCGTCGAAGTCAAGGCCATGTCAACAGACGTCAACCCGGACGGCGGCTACCTCGTTCGCCCGGAACTGTCTGACACCATCATCACCCGCGTGTTTGAAACGTCGCCGCTGCGTCAGGTGGCAAACGTCGAACGCACAGGCGCAAAGAGCATCGACATTCTGATCGACGATCAGGAAGCCGCCGCTCGCTGGGTCGGTGAAGGCGCATCCGGTGGCCAGACTGACACGCCGCAGCTTGCTCAGAAGGTTATCGCCGCGCACAAGATCGAAGCCGATCCCCGCATGACAACCGAGATGATTGAGGACAGCTATCTCGACGTTGAGGCATGGCTTTCCCGCAAGGTCGCGGACAAGTTTGCACGCACGCAGAACACCGCTTTCGTAAGCGGCGATGGCGTTGGCAAGCCGCGTGGCTTCCTGACATATGCGGCGGCTGCAACGGCTGGCACATATGAGCGCAATGCAATCACGCAGATCAACATGGGTTCCGCTGCTGCGCTGAACTCTGATGGTCTGATCGAGGTGCAGAACGCACTGAAAGAAGAGTACCAAGCTGGCGCGGTCTTCGGCATGAAGCGCACCACGTTTGGCGCGGCCCTGCAACTCAAGGGCAACGACAACTATTTCTTC